TTGGAAAAATAATATTGAAAGAAAAAAAAACCTTTCTGAAAACAACCCTATGAAAAATAATATTTGGAAAAAGAAACAATCAGAAAACTCCTCTACTTCTATAGAGACACTAAAAGAGTTATGTGAAAGTTATGGATATGTTTTTATTGAAAGAGTCTTAGGTAAAAGAGGCGGAACCAGAATATTATATAAGTGTTATAATGGTCATATACAAGAAAAGAGACTTGACAGTTTTCGTAGTGGATCATGGCGTTGTAATGAATGTAGTAAGAAGTTTTCTTTTTCCGAAAAAGAAATCGGGGATTTTATTTCACAATATTTTTATATTATAAAAAACGATAGGTGTTTGATTTCACCTTATGAAATTGACATTTTTATTCCAGATAAAAAAATTGCAATAGAATATTGTGGATTATATTGGCACGGAGAAAAATATAATAAGCTTAAATTATATCATTTGAAAAAACAAGAAAGAATGGAAGAGTTGGGATATCGTCTTATAACTATTTTTGAGGATGAATGGATTAATAAAAGACATATTGTAGAAAAAAGATTAAAACATATATTGGGAATAAGCGACGATCCTGTGGTTTATGGTAGACAGACCGAAGTAAAGAACATTTCATATATTGAGGCTAAATCTTTTATTGATGAAAATCACATACAAGGGTGGGTTCCTTGTAAAATAAAATTGGGTTTATTTCACGATAAGAAATTAGTTTCTGTAATGACTTTTTCCAAAGGAAGTATAGCTAAGGGAGAAGTTTCTATTGATGGTGTATGGGAACTTTCAAGATTTTGTTCTTCTATTAATGTTGTTGGTGGTGCAGGAAAGCTTTTACATTTTTTTAAAAAAAATTATAAATGGACAAAGATATATTCATTTGCAGATCGTCGATGGAGTATTGGTAACTTATATTATAAATTAGGTTTTTCTTTTGAGAAAAATACATCACCCAATTATTGGTATTATAAAGATGTCATAAAAAGGATTCATAGATTTTCTTTTAGAAAAAATAAAATATCTCATATGGGTACTGGTACAGAATGGGAAATTATGAAGAAAAATGGATATGATAGGATATGGGATTGTGGAAATATGAAATTTATATTACAAAATGAATGTTTACATTCCAGTTGTCGTGTGATATAATATAAATATAAGAAAACACTTGGAGTTTTACTTATGCCTGAATTGAATAGAAATAGACTTGCAGATATTATGGATATAGAACCTACAGAAGCGGGGGTTGAAGAAGTTTTAAGACCTAATAATAATGAAGCTGATGTAGGTGATCCAATTGCTATTATAAAGAGTAACATTGCTAGAGCAGAAAGTATTCTTACTCATATAGAAAGTGAGATGTCAAACGGTAATTTTTCCGCGAGATTAGCAGAAGTTGCTAGTCTTATTATTAACTCTGTGACGCAAGCAGCTACGCAAATCGTTATCAGTAAAGCAAATCAGGACAGTTTACAAATAAAGAGAGATGTGTTACAATTGAAAGAAAAAGAGTTGGATATAAAACAAAAGTACTTGTCTTATAAAACTCAACAACAGGTAGAGCCCGGAAGGGATCGTTTAATTATTACAGATCGAGAATCTATAATGAGGATACTCAAAAAGGAATCTGAACCTGTAAGACAAATTGTGAATGAAAATTTTGATGGAGGCAGTAATGATGATTAAAGATTTCCGAAGCATTATTCTTGATCAGAGAAAAGAAATGAAGGTAGCACAGTGGGAAGGTAGTGCTCTTGAGTATCTTGAGCTGGTCAAAAATCAACCAGACATTGCAAATTTTGCGCCGGGTCGTATTTTCAATATGATCATGAAGCACGGTGTTCGCCAGGTCGATAATTCGCAAAAAATTCGCGGTTATGAAGACTTGGTTCAGTACAAGTTTTTCGATAACAAAATTTATGGAACACTTGAGGCAATTCATGATCTTATGAGATTCCTTAAAGCGTCGGCCAGAAGGACAGAAACCGGTAAGAGAATTCTTATTATGGTTGGCCCCGTCGCTAGTGGAAAAAGCACAATTGCTTCTCTTATAAAAAGAGGTCTTGAGAAGGACAATACTCCGCGATACGCGATCAAGGGATGTCCTATCAATGAGGAACCGCTCCATTTGATTCCCGATGATGATCGCCCATTTTGGGAAGATCAGTTACAGGTTAAGATCGAAGGACATCTTTGCCCGGTCTGTCAGCAGATGATCGAGGAAAATTTCCTTGACAAGGAAACGGGACATATCAAGTGGGATGAAGTTCCTGTCAATTCGATTCAGTTTTCCGAACAGAAACGTGTCGGTATCGGTACGTTCCAGCCTTCAGATCCGAAATCGCAGGATATTTCGGAGTTGATTGGTCGTGTCAATATGTCCAAGATGACCCGATTCGGTGAGACTGACCCCCGAGCTTATCAATTTAACGGTGAGTTACAGGTTGCTAACGGTGGTATGATTGAGTATATTGAGTTACTCAAGGCTGACGTAAAATTCCATTACGTTCTTATCACTGCCGCACAGGAGCAGATGATTAAGGCTCCGGGCTTCCCGCAGATGTATGTCGATACTCTTATTTTGGGTCACACCAACCCTACGGAGTTTGATGTATTCAGAGCGGAGAAGAAAAACGAAGCACTCCATGACAGAATGTATCCTGTTGTTGTGCCTTGGAACCTCAAGGTTGACGATGAAATTAAGATTTATGAGAAGATGATTCGTGAATCGGATTTTCGTGGTATTCACATTGCACCTAATACGTTGAGAGTGGCCGCTCAGTTTGCCATTCTTACCAGGCTTGTTCCGTCCAATAAGATTCCAAGTCTTGTTGACAAAATGAGGATTTATAACGGCGAGATCACCGAGGAAATGAAGAAGCAAGAAGTTGATGTAAAGTCCCTCCGTATGGAAGGTCGAGATCAGGGTGAAGGTATGAAAGGTATCTCCCCGCGATTTATTATCAACGCCCTCAACGTAGCCCTTGCTATGAAAGAGGACAAGAAGTGTGTCAACGCAATTGACATTATTCGTGCCCTTCGTTCCAACTTCGATCACCAGATCGGTATGTCGGAAGAAGAAATCAAGAAGTATCTTACCTTGTTATTGGGTGAGAAGGAATCGGTTTCGGCATCGTTCAAGGAAATCGCCAAGAAAGAAGTCAATATGGCGTTCTTGAGTGCCTACGAGGAACAGGCTGAGGCACTGTTCCAGAATTACATTCGTAACGCTGAAGCCTTCTGCCGTAAAGAGAAGATTCAAGATTCGATTACGAATGAGTATAGTGATTCGGATGAAAAGTTGATGAGGCAGATTGAGGAATACATCAATGTTCCTATCAACTCCAAGACCGAATTCCGTAACGGAATTTTCGTCTATAAGGCAGCCCAACTGGAGAAGGGTCAGCCTTTTACCTTCAGGACGTATGATCCTTTGAGAATCGCCATCGAAAAGAAGTTGATGAACGATCTTAAGAACGTGGTATCTTTAACTTTAGCGGACAAGTCTGCTACCGACAAGAGGACCGCGATGAAACGAAAGACAGCAGTTGGAAACCTTGTTAAGAGGGGATACTGTGAGGAATGTGCAAACATTCTTCTGTCCTTTATTGGAGAGGTGCTCCGAAAAGAGGAGTGAAATCAATAGTATAGATCATGTAATATGAAATCTAATATAAAGAAAGAATATTATATGTTTTTATATTAAAGAAAAATAATCTTTCCCCAATGCTTCGGGAACGGTAAGGGGGATTATTCTTACAGGGATATACCCCTTACCACTATAACAACAAAAAGGTGTAACGATATGGCGATCATTTCACACGATGATTGGGATTTGTCCGGTAAGGGTAGGAAAGATGCTGCCCGTCATAGGGATAAGATCGAAGATACAATTCGTAAAAATCTCAAAGATATTATTGCTGAGGAAAGTATCATCACCCAAAAACATGGCAAGACCGTGAAGGTTCCTGTTAAGGGCTTGAAAGACTATAAATTTATCTATGGTTCCGGGAGTGGTTCTGTAGGTGGTGTTGGTCAGGGTAAGGGTAAGGCCGGAGATATTATTGGGCGGAAACCCAAGAATGGAAAAGGCGGCCGGCCCGGTGGTCAGAAGCCCGGTTCCAGTAAGGGTGATGACTATATGGAAACAGAGGTTGATATTGATTATCTTCTCAATCTTATGTTTCAAGACCTTGGCTTACCGTGGATTGAAGAAAAATCCAAAGCTGAAACTTTGGTTCCTTCTGGTTGGAAATTTGAAACGATTTCCAAAGTTGGTATTCATCCTCGTATTCATAAGCATAGGACAATGAAGGAAACCATCAAGAGAACAGCCATGTTTGCAGCCGAGATTATGGAAGAAACGGGTTGTGAAGAAGGTGATGCCTTCCGGGCCCTTGTTATGTCGAAGGGTGAATTGAATGAGGCCCTTGTTATTGTCAAGGAAAATCGTGTCGATCAAGAGATTGATCCGTGTTCCATCTTCATTGATGATGAAGATTTACGTTTCAAGCAGATGGAACAGGATTATGAAATCCATAGTAATGCCGTTGTTATCGCAATGATGGACGTTTCGGGTTCCATGACCCCACAGAAAAAGTATCTTGCCCGTTCCATGTTGTTTTGGATGACAGAGTTTTTGAAGAAGTCTTATAACCATGTTCGTATTCGTTTTATCGTTCATACTACGGAAGCGAAACTGGTTGATGAAGAAACCTTTTTCAAGAAAGGTGAAAGTGGTGGTACGGCTTGTTACACTGCCTTTGACCTTGCAGGTGAATTAATTGATATTGAATATCCGGTAAACCAGTGGAACGTATATGTCGTTTATATTTCGGATGGAGAGGATTTTTATCCTGAAAAAACGATGCAGGCTGCGAAGGAAATTCTCGACAGGAAAATTTCTATGTTGGGATATTGTGAGGTCGATATCGAAAGGATGCCTTATGGTGGTGGTCAAAATCTGATGGAACATTTCAAGAGAAATTTCAAATTCAAGGTGACTACCGAGAACGGTACAAATTATTATAAGGATAACGATAGACATTTCTTAGCCTGTGTTATCAAGGGTAAGGATGATATCTATCCTGCTCTTAAACATATGATGTTTGAAAAGAAGGAAAAGAAGTGAAACCGACACAAAAACAAGTAATTACTGGTGATAAATTTGAAGCCAAGAGTAGTTACAGAAGGCATCAACTGTATCAAGTTTTTATATGGTAACAAGGTTTGTTTTTCGTGGTGGATTCATTTTAAAACATTTACAAAAAGGGTGTAGTGATGAAAAAAAGTGAATTACAGAGACTGATCAAAATTGAAGATCGTATCAAAGAGCTTTGTATTGAATACGGTTTGAAATGTATGCCGGTGGAATTTGATGTTATTCCGCCACAAAAAATGATGGAAATTCTTGCATACCGTAGCCCCACAAATATTTCCAATTGGAAGTTCGGTAGGGATTATGAGAGAATGAAAACCATTTTTGACAACTTTGACCCAAACCTTCCGTATGAATTGGTTATTAATGATAACCCTGCAAGGGCATATCTGATGAATTCCAATACATTATCGGTCCAGGCCCTTGTTGTTGCACACGTTTATGCTCACGTCAACTTTTTTACCGAGAGTAAGTGGTTTCAGAAGTCCCGTAGGGATATTGTTGAGTTGATGGCCGAGGCTGGACGTAGGTTTAACGAGTATGAAAGAATTTACGGTATTGATGAAGTAGAAAAAATCGTCGATGCGGGCCATGCTGTTCAATGGCATTCTTCTCCGTTTGATGAAGAAACCGAGAAGGAAAAGAAGCTTCGGGTTTTTGAACAGCTAAAGAAACAATATACTCCTGTTACCAGTGAATTTGGTGATATCGTTCGAAGGACCGATGACCAAAAGAAAATGGTAACGGATGTTGAATTGGCCAATAACCAATTATGGAGAAAGATTTTAGCACAGACCCCGATTGAACCAACAGAAGATATCTTGAGGTTCGTTATCGACAATTCCCGTATTCTTGAGGATTGGCAGAAAGACATTCTTGAAATTCTCCGTATTGAGGGTCAGTATTATTGGCCGAACATCAAGACCAAATACATGAACGAGGGATGGGCCTGTATAGTAGGCAATTCTCTTGTTCACACAGAGAAAGGTTTCGTTGAGATTGAGAAAGCAGAAGAATACTGTGAAAAGGTCGTTGGAATTAATAATAAGCTGACGGATATCAAGGAACGGTATATCACCAAAAACGTTCCGACAATCAAGATCAAAACGAACACCGGCCTTTGCCTGGAAGGCGCCGAATATCATCGTCTACAGGTGATGGAGAAGGATATCATCGTTGATAAACATCTCAACCAATTATCTATCGGGGATCAAGTGGTGATGTCCGTAGGTGCAGATATTTGGCCGGAAGACAAAGTGAAAATCGAGGTTGATACCTGTTATAGTCACTTGAAATTTTCGAGATCAAAAAACATAACAATTCCCACGGAAGTGAATGAAGACCTTGCATATCTGATGGGAATGTATATTTCGGAAGGCTTTTATGTTGGAAGAGGTCTCTGTATCACAAATACTAATATTGTTTTGATGAACAGGCTTTCCACCATTATTAAGAACCTTTTCGGCCTTGACGTGGAGCCAAAAGAACGGAATACTGATGTAGGGAAATATGATATTTTTGTGTATTCTACCGCTATAGTGGATATGTTCGAGCAACTGGGTATTCCTATGGTATCGAAGTCGGGAGATAAGGATATTCCGTGGAGTATTTTACAGAGTCCGAAAAGTGTTGTTTCTTCTTTCATTGCTGGGCTTTTTGATGGTGATGGTTGTGTTTATTATAATGGCAAGTCAATGAGGAGTTGTATATTCACAAGTAAGTCATATAAGCTCATCAATCATCTTTCTATTGTTTTATTAAATTATGGTATTGTTGGCAATTATAGCGAAAATAAAAAGAAGGGATATGCTTCCTGTCATCAACTTCGGGTAGGTGGTGCAAAAAGCTTATCTCTATTTTACGACAATATTCCTTTTTATGATGAAAAAAGAAGAATGTTGAAGTCTTCTCTGGATACCGTGAAGTGGTCTTTTGCGCCTCCGGCCGTGTGTACTATTATTGAAATATCGAAAGGCGAGGCGGTAAATTATGATTGGCATATTCCAGAAGGAAATCATTATGTTGCTCAGGGTTTTGTAAATCATAATACTTATTGGCATGAGAACATTCTTGCTCGGTTGTTTAGTGAAGGTCTATTGACCGCAGAAGAACATGGTCAATATAACTACAGCAACGCTTTGGTTAAGGCTTCAAACCGTATGGGAATGAATCCTTATCTTATCGGTTCTACCATGTGGAAAGAAATTAAGCATCGTTGGGATACAGGCCGCCATGGTATGGAATATGAAAACTGTATTGATGCTCGTGAGCTGGAAAATTGGGATACCAAAGATATGAAAGGTACTGAAAAACTTTTCGAGGTCATGAAAACATATACTGATTGGTTTTTCATGCAGGATTATCTTACGGTGGATATGATTGATAAGCTTGATTTGTATATCTACCAACAGGTTGAAACTGTCGCATCTGTTGATTACGTCAGAACCAAGCATACGTCCGAGCAGTGTCGAGATTTAATTGTTAACAGTTTTGCCTATAGCGGACTTCCGAAAATTGAGATTACCAATGGAAATCTTGATAGTGATGGTCATATGATTATGATCCATCGGTATACCGGTATTCCTCTCGATTCGAAATATTGCACGGAAACCCTCAAACACATTTACAAAATTTGGGGCAGGCCGATTACTCTCAAGACCTGGGTGAAGGATAAGAATGATAAGGATGTTGAAAAGTTTTTCACGGAAGGGAATGGTAATAAGAAATCCGATACTGTTGCTGAGAATGATAGTGGATATCAACTTTTTCATCTCAAATATCATCCAGACGCTGATAAAAAGATAATTTATCTATAAGAAGAACCCCTTTTTGTTGTTTGCCCTCTATAAATAATATAGAAATATGTTGTTTATAGGGGGCTTTTTTATGCCTGTTCATTATGATTCGTTCGTCAAGCGTCCACTTGAAGAACATTCTTATACAGAAGATGAAATAAAAATATTATCCGAATGTTCACATGACATTTGGAAATTCATGCCATATGTCAGGATAGTCCATCCAGACAGAGGACGTATTGAGTTCGAACCATACGTCTACCAGAAAAAAATTCTTAAGAAATTACAGGATAATAGATTTGTAGTCGGGTTGTGGTCAAGACAGTCCGGTAAGGCCCTTGCCCTTGATACACCAATACCAAAATCAAATGGTGAATGGACAACGATTGGTGATGTGCAGGTAGGTGATGTTCTTATTGGAAGGAATGGTAAACCAACATCGGTTATTTTTGTTACTGATGTAATGTATGGTCACGATTGTTATGAAATTGAATTTGATAATGGTGAAAAAATAGTTGCTGATGCCGAACATCTTTGGTCTATAGGGTCATCTTATTTTGGACATGGACAAGGAAAGAATAATCCAAGAACCCATCACGAAGAAAGAGTTATCACTACAAAAGAAATTTTTGATAAGTATGAAAATAAATCATATTACATAAATTATCATTTACCAATGAAATGTTTTGGAAATCCAAAAAATGAAAGAATATATATAAAAAATATTGTAAATGTTCCATCTGTTCCTGTAAAATGTATTCAAGTTGATAATGAAGAACATCTTTTTCTTTGTGGGAAAACGATGATACCAACACATAATACCACTACCATCTGTGCGTTTGCTTTATGGTATGCCATATTCAATGCCGATAAGGTAGTTGGTATTGCTTCCAATAAACAGACATCCGCTGTCGATATTCTCTCCCGTCTGAAAGTTATGTATGAGGAATTACCTGTATGGCTTAAGCCAGGTGTTCAAGAGTATTCCAAAACATTTGTCAATTTTGACAACGGTTCAAAAATTATGGTGGCAGCCACATCCCCGGATTCCTTCCGTGGGAGAACCATCAACCTTCTTATCCTTGACGAATTTGCATTCGTATTGAAACATAAAGCCGAAGAATTTTGGGCATCCAATTTACCCACAATTTCCGCATCCAATGAGTCCCGTGTTGTCATTATTAGTTGTGTATCCGGTGATACCTATGTTTTTTCAGATAAAGGAATAAAACAAGTAAAAGATTTTGTCGATGTCAATAAAAAAGGCGGTTATGAAACAGATAGATATTCAATATTGGGCAGAAATAATTTAAGATCTGGAAATCTTTTGGTAAACAGTGGGTTGGCAAAAACAAAGATTATTGAAACAACATCTTCTCAATTGGAAGGAAGTTTAAATCATAAATTATATGCATGTAAAAATGGAATATATGATTGGTATAAGATGTCAGAATTATTTGTTGGTGATTATGTTTCCATTCAATATGGGATGAATATATGGGGAAATAATAACTATATTGGTTTTAAATCTGAAGGAGAAGAATATAAAAGACAAAATAAAATTATTTATAGAAAATATCAAGAATCAAAACAATTGGATGTTCCGGTTATAACAACCGATTGGGCATATTTATTCGGTCTTTATTTATCAGAAGGAAATATTGATAAAAACTGTCTTTATATTACATGCGGCGATAATGTATCTCCTGTGCTCAATAGACTTGGATTAAAATATTATTTACACAGAGATGGTTTACATTACACAATTTGTTCTCATGCCGTAGTAAATTTATTCAAACATGTTGGTTTTGATATTACTAAGAAAGCAAAAGAAAAAGAAATTCCATCTCGGTTATTGGAGATGTCAAAAGAAAATGTTGTTGCAATGTTGAGAGGTATTTTTGATGGAGATGGTTGGTCACGAAAAGATAGTGGTGATGTTGGAATATCTTTTCCAAGTTATAAAATGATTATGCAAATAAAAATGTTATTATTGAATTTTGGTATATTGACAGATTATCAAGTTGTACATATGAAACCAACAGCCAAAGTAAAGGTTTCTTCTATTTCATATAGACTGTCTTGTTCAAGAAAATTTTCTAAAAATTTTTATGATATTATAGGTTTTGGTTTTCAAAGAAAACAAGATAAACAAAAGGCATTGAAAAAAACATGTGAAGATTCAAAAATAGACATTGTTCCTTATTCCAAAAGATATGTATGTAAAGATAAAAATATTTTACTTCAATTGGAAAAAATTACCGGAAAAGATATTTATAATAGGGGACCTAACGGTTACATGTCCCGTATTTTACTTTTGAGAATCAAAGAACATATTATGAATATTTCAAAAGACCCTGAAGTTTTGGATTTTTTCAATAATAATGTTTCGAAAAATATAAAATGGGAAAAAATAAAAAATATAAAAGAATCGGAAAATGAAGTTTACGATTTTTCATTACCACATGATAAAATAGATAAATGGTGTCATTCAGTTATTTATAATGGATATGTTGGGCATCAAACACCAAATGGTATGTTCAATTTATTCCATAAAATATATCTTCAGGCAGAGAGAAAAGAGAATACCTTTGTTCACGTTCGCTCTACTTGGAAGGACGTTCCTGGCAGGGATAAGAAGTGGGCAAGTGATCAGAAGAAAAATCTTGGTAAACAGAAATTTTCGCAGGAATATGAATGTGAATTTTTGGGTTCTCTTGCTACGGTTGTCGATGCAGAATGTTTGGATAAACTTTATACGGGGTGTGAAGAACCTATCCTTGAACAAATGGCCGGGAAGCTAAAGATATTTGAGAAACCGCAGCCAGGACAGACATATGTTATGGGTGTAGATAGTGCTAAGGGAACGGGTGAAAACGCTTCTACGATACAGGTATTGAAAATTACCGGTGTTAAACCAGTCAAGATGGAACAGGTAGCCGTTTATTGTGATAACTATACCGATGTATACACCTTTGCTGAAATTGTAAATAGAACGTCCATCTATTATAATACTGCCTTCATTATGGCTGAGAATAACGCTGAAGGGTCCACGGTAGTTACAAGATTATGGTGGGAATATGAAAACCCCGGCCTTGTAAATTCCGGTAGCAAGACAAAGGATTTGGGTATCCGTGCTGATCGCAGAAGTAAACCAAGAGCAGTTCTTCTTATGAAAAAACTCCTTGAAGATGGTGACTTGAAACTCCGTGATATGGAAACTGTTGATCAATTATCTACTTTTATTGAGAAAGATGGTAGGTTTATGGGCAAGGAAACACCGGATGATCTTGTAACAGGTCTTTATTGGGGAACATATTTTTCTACTACAGATATTATGGAAGATTCTTTTGAGATAAAAAGACCGGATATTGACGATGATGTATGGGGTATTTTGTCAGATCAAATAGAACCAGTTGAGGATTGGTCGTGGTTAAAACGCACAGGTGATATGAGGGATTGATGATTATTTATAAAGCAATGAAAAGTGGATTGATATGAAATACTGACAAAGCTGAATATAATACAAAAAGAGAAAATAATTTATAAATAATAAAAGAATAGTCTTGGGGTGGTCATAATGTCTGATATCAATAAAATTATGAACAAATATATTGAACCCGTACTTACAAGTAAGGTTGGTAAGGCAGCTGGGGTGCCAAAAGATAAGACAATAGGGGGCCGAACATGAGGCTGAGAACCACCATAGAAGCAGCCAGGATTAACGAGGCGGGGATGATAGACAATTTGGTAGTCCTGATAGAGAAACAGCTTGAGAAGGCTGAAACTGACTATACAAAGGTTCTTCGCGATTTGACATATTCATTGAGAAAAATTTCTGATGTTATCAAAAAAGACCCACGATACAGTGGTGACATAGGACCGGATTTGAGAGCAGCCGTGATGAATAAAATTGTAGGTGATGGGGATTATCCCCAAGAAATGATAGATATCGTTCTACATTTCTTTGGTAGAGAATAATGAAAATCCAGAGATTGGTTGTTGAGGCCAATATCGAGGGGGAACCATCAGACGAAACTTTTTACATAGTGGCAAAGATGAAAATTGCTACTAAGAGAGGGGTAAGAGATATCGAAAAAACAGTGACCACACATAAGTCTGTTACGAAAAGCGATCTAGAATCCAATTTTGATACGATATGGAAGAAAATTGGAGAAGATATAAAAGGGGAAATTGAAACATCATAACGTTATTATTGGAGGTAAATTGCTATCAAAAAGTCGGACCTTGTAGAAAGAATAAAAAGAAACCTCGGCGCGCCTCTTATAAAAATTGAATTGGATGCAGCTCAGATTAATGATGCTATTGATTATACAAGAGCTAGATTTATTCGATGGGCTGCTGGCCAGGCAACACAAGAATATTATTTTACTTTGATGTTATCTGCAGGCGTTACGATGTATGATATGCCAAGTCGGGTAACAGAGGTTCTTGGTTATAATATTGCGTCAACAGGTTCTATTCATACTCTGTTTACTATTGATAATTATCTTTATAATCAGGGAATGTATGATATGATGTTTATGAGGGGTGGTGGTTCTGGCTACACTCTTGTTTCGTATCATATTGCGAGAGATTTTCTTGACACTGTAAGAAGGTATGTTGTCGATGCTTATAATTTCAAGTATCACCGATATACAAATCAATTGGAAATTCAACCTCCACCACCATCAGGTGGAACGGTTTATGTTGCTGGTGTCGGCCAGAGTAGTCCGGGTTATGTTTTGATACGATCATATCAGATAGAAGGTCTTGATACCGACATTTATGAAACGATGTGGGTTCAAGATTACGCTACGGCTTATTGTAAAAGAACATTGGGAAGGATACGTTCCAAATTTGCTAATTTTTCAAGTATTGGCCAAACAGGCATTGCTTTGGATGGTGATGCTTTGATTTCAGAGGCTACTGCCGAGATGGAAAAATTGGATGAACAGCTCAGACTTGAGGAAAGTTGGGAGGGATATCCAATAGAAATAGGCTGACGGATACAATATTTACATTGGATGATATTATATATCTCAGCAATGAAAAAGAAAAAATGCAATTATTGCAATTGGAGATATAAAAAAATAAATTATGGCAAGAGATGTCATCAAGAGGCCCGGTTGGGGCCTACAAAAACCCACTTGGAACCTTTACAACATACAGGATAATCCAGAACATCAGCTCTTTGAGAGTTTGATTATGGAGTTCACTGATATTGCAGGTATCCAAATAAAGTATTATCAGAGAGACGATAGTATTGTTTATGATATTCTGTATGGTGAACATACAAATACAGCTTATTTACCTTACAAAACGACAAAAATTCTTTATGAAATATTGGATGAACCGAATTTATGGTCATCTTTTGGTATGTATGGTGGTGATGTTATTACGGCTCATATTCCAAGAGGGACATATTATCGCGATGTAAATGCAGAAGCTAATCCAAAGATTGGTGATGCGATTCACATTCCGTGGTATGATTTGTCTGACAGGGCTTTTGAGATTTGTCACGTTGATGATGATGATAAGGCTTTCCAGTTGAAAAAAAGAGTATGGGTTCTTGTATTGAGGCCATTTAGATACTCCGAGCAAAGTGAAAGTGCTGCTGAGATATCGGTCACCAGTAAACCAATTTCTGCATATGGAGATAATACCTGGATTGAAGAACAATCTGATGCAAACGATAATTATGTCGATGTCGATACGAAAATTTATGGGTTTGTTATAGCCTATCTTACGTTGATTGGATATCCTTTATTGAATTTTTTTATGAAAACAATTATAGGTCAAATATGTTGAAGAGATTGACATTGATAAAAAATTGAATTATTATTATAAAAAGAATAATGGTGGTGTAAAATGAAGATTGATGAAAAAATTGATAATTATTTGAATGAAGATGGTTTGGGGTCAGAATCTTTTATTGATAATACTATTCATATTTTATCAAAACAAAAACAGATAGCAATGAGAGGCATTGAGGATGAAGAAGTAAAAAAAGCCAAAATGAATTTGTATGATAATATGTTGAATGCCGTTGATGCTCTTGGGCCAGTAAATCTTTATCTTAAAACCCTGTCTATTACTCGCAGTTCTGATTTGGAATTACTTAAAACAATTATGGCCTGCCGTAAACAAATTGAACGTGTATGTAAGGAGCTGATTGGATAACTATAAAGCTTTTGGTGGAAGAAATAATTATGAGGACAAATATATGAAAAGAATTGATGAAAAAATTGATAATTATTTGAATGAAGGTTCAATTCCATTGAGAATGATGAATTATGCTTCTGACATAGGAAAGTTTATGATTATACTCAATAACCTTCACAACGATATTTTATCTATCAAAACAAAAGAATTTCCATATGATGAGGAAGATAGTTTGACAGATGCTCTTGAAGAAGCTCATATGAAACTTTTTTTCATCAAGAAGCAAATTATCGAACTTAACAAAAAAACTACACAAACAGTCGGCGGAAAAAAATTGATAGGAAAGTAAATGAATTTTACTAAATTTCTTGTAGAACAGAAAAATAAAGCAGTAGGTATATTTATTGGTCGTGTCACTCCAGTTACTATTGCACATCAGAAAATTATTGAGGATAGTATCCGAAAATACTCAAAGGTGTATATCATTATTATAGAAGGTGAAAAATCATCTCAACTCAAAAAGAATTTCCTTTCCTTCCAACAGAGGAAAGAGCTTCTCAAGATAACCAATCCAAAAGCACAGCCGATACTTTCCAAACACGGTTATATTCCAGATATCATTGAACAGGAAAAAATTGATACATCTGGTGGTATAGCCATTATAGCTGGCTCGGATCGTATTGAAGGTTACAAGAAACAATTTGAGGGTGTAGATTATGATGTTACTTTTGATGAAATTAAAAGAACCGATGATGATGTATCGGCTTCCAAAGTAAGACAGGCTCTTGCTGATAAAGATCTACTTGCTTACGAAAGAATGGTCGCTAAAGGTCTTGACAATCCAAGATGGTTTGATAAGTTACGAGAATACCTAGCTGCTAAAGGAAATCCGATAAAGGAACAAACATATACTTTTGCTGAAATTCTCAATGAAGATGTCAATAAGCATATGGAACACTTTGAGGACAATATGTTCAATAATGGTGTTTCTGGTATTCAGAAAAATATTGATCTTGCTAAAACTATTCGTAATTCCTTGTCAGGTGGTTCCAAGACCAAAGCTACGATCACGGTGAAATGGGATGGTTGTATTCATCCAGATACCATAATCAAAACAAAGAATGGTGATGTAAAAATAGGAAATATTATTGGTAAAGATGGTGTAGAGGTTTATACTTATAATTTTGATAGGGGTATAAATGAATGGGATTTGGCAGTAAATCCAAGAATAAATCATAATAATAAAAATTGGGTGGAGGTTGAATTGGAAAACGGTGATAAAGTAGTGGTTACTGAGGATCACGAATTTTACACTATCAATAGAGGATGGGTGAAAGCTATAGAATTGAATGAAAATGATGACATAAAGGAAACCGAATAAATGGGAAGATGACCATCTCTTTTTATAAATATACATAGAGGTGGTTATATGTCAAATTATAAAGGAACTGTAAATACGAAAGAAAAATTGTTGAAAATACAAAAAAAATGTGAGGAGAATAAAGAAATAATAATAGAAGAATATGTAAATAAAGAATTTTCTATACTTGAGTTATGTAGAAAATATAATTTACATAGGAAAAGAATAGAGAAAATATTATTCGATGCTAATATACAAAAAAGAAATTTGTATAATATGCACACAAAAAGAACGAGAGAGAAGGCAAGAAAGACTTTTATAAAAAAATATGGTGTTGATAATATCTCAAAACTTGAAACTCAAAAAGAAAGAATGAGAGAATTGAATAGAAATGGTTATAAAATAGAAGGAGATTATCGACAAAAAAGAGAGTGGATGTCTTATATTCACGGAAAGGATGTACATCCAATAACAAAAAAAGAGTTTGATTTATATAAAAATCGTGTTTTGGTAATGACACAAAAAGAAAAAAAGTATGCTCCGTTCAATGGTAAATGTTATTATACAGGTGTTGATATTTTCAATGATAAAAAAATGTTCAACAATGATAGATATGCTTCGATAGATCATCGAATATCAATTCTCAGAGGATTTGAGAGCGGTATTCCTGTCGAGCATATAGGAAACAGGGAAAATCTTTGTTACTGTTCAAGATTATGTAATTCTATAAAAAAAGAAGATGATGAAAAAACATTTCTTCAATCTGAAAAATTGAAAAGGCTTATAGAATATGAAAGTCAAAAGAGTGAATAAGATAGAACAAAAATATCCAGAATGTGATATAACAACATATAATCAGAATTTTTATGTGAAATCTGGTAATACATATATTCTTATTCATAATAGCCCAGCAGTATTTTTTGGTATCAATCCAGAGAACGGAAAATTCTTTGTTTCTACAAAAGCCATTTTCAATAAGACACCAAAACTTGCTTATGATTATAGAACTGCTGATGAATTATTTGGTCACGCTCCCGGTTTGTTATCCAAACTCAAAACTTGTTTGGATTATCTTCCTGCTCTTGGTGTAGATACGATTTATCAGGGCGATCTTCTTTTTACAAACGATAAAAAAATTGAAAATATTAACGGAACATCTTATATCACTTTCACGCCAAATACAATTACTTATGCTATACCGGACGATGATAGTCCGTTAGCAAATAAGGTTCGTAAGGCCAAACTCGGCATTGTAGTCCACACAGAGTATAGTGGAAAGTCTCTTGAAGAGTTGACGGCTAAATTCAATATTGATGTATCGAGACATTTCAACGATCCCAATGTATGGTTACAGGATGCTTATTTTCGTGATGAAAGCGGAACGGTCAATTTTTCCAAACCCGAGTTGGATAAAATCAATTACCTGTTGGACGAGGCAGAAAGAGTAAATAAATATATCAAGGATGATATTTTCAAGAAATTGAAGTCCTTTGGTCTGTATGAATTGTTCAGAATATTTCATAACCAAAATATCAAAGGGGCAAAAGCCCTTCAGTCGGTATCACAGTATTTTACCGATTTTATAACATTTATCGAACAGAGATATGGGGAACAAAGAGCCAATCTGAAAAGTGATGACGCTAAACAAAAAAGACAGGAACAGATAAATAATGCTGTTCACTTTCTCAATAAATACAAACGAGAGATTATCGGCTTGTTCTACTTATATCTTATATTCATTCGATTGAAAGAGATATTTGTTACAAAATTCGGTGAGATAAAGAATATTGATACGTTCCTTCGTAGTGCAGATGGTTATAAAGTTACTTCTCCTGAAGGCTTTTGTGTCATCGACAACGAAGGAAATATTTTGAAGTTAGTTGATCGTCTTGAGTTTTCAAGAGCAAATTTTACATTGGAGAAGAACTGGTGATGAAAAAGATAGATGAAACAATGGACAGATATTTGACAGAAGGTGTTATTGTTATTGAGTTTGATAGACAATTATTTACTCACGAAAAGGGCGAAGATGCCTATATCAAGGCAACTGAAAAATTGGCAGGTACACTTGAGAAGGCAAACGTAACCTATACAGAATCCAGCCCAAAATACGGTTGGTTGTTGAAAATTCCCGGTGGCGATGAAAAGAAACTACAGGATTTGGTAAAGAAAACATTAGGTAAACAAGAGTATTATGTAAATGTTTATGAAAAATAGAGGAAAATGATATGAAAATAAATAGCATAATTGAAAAATATCTTGGTGAGGGTTCAATAAAAACTGGAAGAACCAATGTTTCTAAAATTCCTTATATTGTCCAAAAGAAAGGTAAAGAAGCTTCAATTTTGAGTAGGTTGAGAAAATTGAAAGCAGATGGTGAGAAGTTTGTAATGTTTTTTACCAATGATTGGGATGCGAAAGGACATAAAGAATCTGTTGAGGCAAGTATCAAAAGATATGAACAAAAAATTGGGAAGAAAAACGAAGATGTTGATTTAGTAGAAGGAACTTATGTAATTTCTTATACAGATCTTGATCAAAAGGAACATAGGATTAGGACTAAAAAGGTAAGCGGGAAGACTGAAAGTGAGGCCAGAAAAAGGTTTATGGATGAAAAGAGGGGAAAAAGAATTCATATTACTGCGATTGATACAGAAGAAGATTCGAATTATGGTTTTAATCCAGCAGGTTCTTCAATTCTTAACAAAAATTTTGGGAAGAAAAAATAGGAAAGGAGATAATTGATGGCTGGGGGTCGCACGTATTACTTTTATAAAGTATTGAGAAGGACAATTATTCAGTTTTTGAATATGTTTGCCGATGTGCAGGTAGCGAGATATGATAATAATGGTAATATTACTTCTACTATTCTTGTTCCATTAAAATATGGTCCAAAAGAAAAGGCATATCTCTGGACAAAAGAATATTCCTCGGAAGAAAAATTACCCATTATGTCTGTAAATCTTATGTCTATTGACTTTGATAGTACTCGTATCGTAAATAAAAACGATCAGGTAGTCCAAAGTCAGGATGTTGCAGACAGAACAGAAGTATATTTTCCTAATCCCGTTCCTTATACCTTAATGTTAAATTTGAATATCTGGGCATTACATATGGTCGATATTGATCAAATTTTGGAACAAATACTTCCATATTTTAATCCTTACGTTATGATGAGGGTTCATATTCCAGAATTAAATGCATATATTGAAAATAAAGTAGTTTTTAATAGTGCCGTTCCTGACATTATGGATGAATGGGGTGAGGAAGATTGGAGGGTTCTCAAGTGGACCTTAACCTTCAATGTTCAGATGTATATGTTCAGACCATTAACAGCTGAAAATGATGGAAAGCTGATCGACAAGATTATGGCCAGATTTTATACTACAAAGACGGCGATGGAAACGGAAACAGAAACAACGTTTACATCCGGTGCTAGTGGAAATTATATTCAGGCGATTTATTTGGAAGGTATAGGTTTTGATGAAACAGCTCAGATTATGTATAATTATGAGTTGTTTCCAAAGCAAGGTAGATAAATGGCAATATCGGTAAACTTGAATAAAGCAATTCCAGCTAGTTTCAATTTAGCTTTTCCACTTCTTCCTACAGAAGTTACTCTTGATGGAACAAAGGAATTGGTTTTGAATATCTTTGGAACTATATTGCCCGGTCTTACATTGGATAATGTAGAAGGACCTTGGCAGGGTGGTAGAATACAATTACAGGTAGGAAAAATTACTTTTGATCCGTGGACTGTAAACTTTGTTGTAGACTCCGAGTTGAAAAATTGGCAGACTTTAAATAGATGGATGTTTTACATAAATAATAACAAGGACAAGTTTGGAGAATTTCCAAATAATATGTCAGTAGATGCTTCCCTTTCCATTATTGATAATTTTGGTGGAAAAGTTTTATCTATTACGTTTAAGAATGTATGGATACAACAATTAGGCGAGTTATCTTTTTCTATGAGAGATGGAGAAGCAAACCTGGAAAGCTCAGCGACTTTCCAGTATGATAGATACGAAATCGCTTAATTTACATATTTTTTATAAATATAGTAGAGGTCTATCATAAATAATATAAGAAAAGATTTGGAGGAACACAAAAATGGCATTTTATCTTTCACCTTTAGTGGATGTTAATGAAATTGATTTGACAACCACTATTCCTGCGGTTGCCACCTCTATAGCAGCTATTATTTTGAGGAATACTTATAAGGGGCCTGAGAGAAAGAAGGTATATATTTCTTCCGTCAATGACCTCATTACTATGTTTGGTAAACCAACGAATACAGCGGCTTGCTATCAGGATATTTTGGCAGCAACGGGATATTTGAGATACGGAAATTCTTTATATTGCACAAGAACGATGCCGGCTTCGGCCACTTTTGCAGGAACGAGAGCCGTAAGTGGTTCAGAAACAACATTTTTACCGTTTGCGGCTGCCTATAAACTAGGAGATTTTGCTAGTCAAGACCCAGATCAGTTTGCTGATGAGGTCGGTGTAACAGGAACCGATCCATTTTGGCTTATTGCCGCCTCAAGAGGCGCTTGGGGAAACGATATCCGTGTAGCTGTGGTTGATTATACAACATATAATCAGATTGCTTCTGGCGGAAATTCTTCATGGGATACCTATGCAGATATCGCTGCTATTGATAGTCCTCTTCTTGATACCAAATCTTTTTTGATTATAGTTTCAGTAAAGCCTCAAGGCGAAACTGCTTATGTTGTAAAAGAATTTTTTAATGTTTCGACAGACGAAAACGTCATCAACGATCAAGGTGAAAAGATTTTTGCTGAGACAATTATTAACCAACAATCAAGTTATATTCGTATCGCTCTTCATGATAATCAAAAAAATCAAGCTATTACGATTTCTACGTCGTCTTATCAGTCACTTACGCTTGGTGTCGATGACGGAGGTGATATTGTTACCGATGCTTTTATCATGGCAGATATTGATCTTTATGCTAATGCAGAAGAAATTGATGTTAATATGTTTATTGATGCAAATAAGTCAGATACAGTAAAATCATATATGATTTCTATCGCAGAAGATAGAAAAGATTGTATGGCCATTCTTGATTGTCCATATGATAATGTTATTAATAACTCGGGTAGTGAAGCAACCGATCTTCGAACATGGAGATTGGAAACACTTAATGAGAACACAAGCTATGGTGCCGTTTACGGTAATTGGCTTGAAGTATATGATAAATGGAACGGTAAGTATAGATGGGTTCCATCTTCTGGTTATGTTGCTGGTATTTTCGCTAATACCGATGATGTTTCCGATCCGTGGTTTGCACCTGCCGGTTTGAACCGCGCTCTTCTTGGAAATGTAAGGAGACTTGCTTGGAACCCAACTTTGGGCCAAAGAGATTTACTTTACAAGTCAGGTATCAATCCTATCGTTTCTTTCGCGGGACAAGGTAAGGTTGTTTGGGGTCAGAAAACAATGTTGGATAAGGAATCAGCTTTCAACAGGATTAATGTTCGTAGATTGTTTATGGTTCTTGAGAAGGCAATTTCCACAGCAGCAAAATATTTCCTTTTTGAGCCAAATGACGATCTCACAAGACTTCTTTTGGTCAACATGATTGATCCGTTCTTGAGAGATGTAAAGTCCAGAAGGGGTGTTTATGATTATATGGTTGTTTGTGATACCACGAACAACACGCCAGAGAGAATTGATAGAAACGAATTGTGGTGCGACATTTTCATAAAACCGACCAGAGCAGCTGAATTCATCGTATTGAATTTTGTTGCTACAAAAACGGGTGCTTCATTTACTGAACTCGCTGGAGCAACACAAGGATAATTAATGATATGTTCAAAATGTGGCTTGGATAAACCAATTAATGAATTTCCTGTTCGTGAAAGAGGATATGTAAGAGGGTCATGTAAAGAATGTTGGAAAAGTCATAGAACAAAATATAAGAGAATATGGAGAGAAAAAAATCTGGAAAGAGATGTAAAAAATAGAAAAATGTGGTATGAAAAAAATCCAGAATA